GCGTGTAATCACTGTTGGTAAAATCAAAGTTGAAGAAGAATTGTGTCCTAAGACTTTGGAAGCAAAGTGGATGCAAACCCAAATGGCTGCAGGTTCTCCAACTTCAGTACCTTTCGAGGAGCAAATTGGTCAAGACAAAGCTAATAACATCGCTAAATTGTTAGAGATTGCAATGTGGCAAGGTGACACAGCAACAACCAACACTAACCCTAACACTAACAAGTTTGATGGGTTCATCAAGTTGATTGACGCTGCTTCTGCTTCTACTGTTGCTGGTAACACTTCTTCTGCAACTTCTATCACAGTTGCAAACGTAGACGATTTGATTGACAACATCTACAACGTAATCCCTGCAGACATCGCTGATGCTTCTGACTTGGTTTTGTGGGTAGGTATTGACACTTTCAAGAAGTATACTACTGCTCTTAGAAACAACAACTTGTTCCACTACGCTGCTGATAGCGAAGGTATGGAAATCACAATTCCTGCTACCAATGTAAAAATGATTGCAACAGGTGGATTGAACGGAACTAACCGTATGTTCTTAGGTCGTTTAAATAACTTCTTTATAGGTACTGACCTTGCTAACGAACTTGAAGAGTATAAATTCTGGTATTCGGTTGATAATGACATAGTTAGATTCCGTGCTACTATGAAATTTGGATGTCAATTTTCCTTTCCAGATCAAATAATTTCTTTTAAATTAGCTTAATTTCATAGAATATGAGCTGCTCTCTAACTTCGGGATTTGTATTAGACTGTAAAGATTCAGTAGGTGGCGTTAAAGCCATCCATTTGATTAACTTTGCAGCAACAGGATTTACCGTAAGTGGTGGAGAGGTTACAGCAACCACCATCGCATCAGGCAACGTATATACTTACGAAATGCCTAAGGGTGTGGGTTCTATGACTACCACTACTAACGTCTCACAAGAAAACGGAACTGTATTCAACCAAACTGACGTAGTTGCTCGTTTGAGAAAACTTGCTACTACTAAGCGTAACGAATTGAAACTTCTTTCTCAAAACAGAGTATTCTGTATTGTAGAAGATAACAATTCGACTTACTGGTTGGTTGGAAGAGAATACGGTTGTGACATTACTGCTATGACTTCTGAAACAGGAACTGCAATGGGTGATAACTACGGCTACAATTTCACACTTAGTGCTATTGAGTCTGAAAGTCCTTACAAATTACAGGCTTCTGTTGTAACTGCTCTCTCAATTTAAGTTTTCATAGTTTGTTTCATGCAAAGGGGTGGCTTCGGTCACCCTTTTTTATTTGCCAAAAATCGACTTTTATTATTTAAGTATAGATGCTGCATATAACTAAGCAAGATAGCAAAGACTTTTACTTGACTTTGACGGAGAAAACAACAATCTCCAATCCTACTTATTTATTCAGTTTAAAATCTCGTCAAACAGATACTTTTAAAAACTTCATCTTACCAGATACTTCAAATTTTAAAGAGCGTTACAACAAATTTGAATTTACTGAAGGAGACACAGACGCAACTACTTTAGATGTTGGAGAGCATTTATATACTATTTATGCTCAGATTTCTCCGACTAATACCAACCCAAACAACGCTGATGAAGTTGTAGAAACAGGTATATTTAAAGTATTACCATTGATTAACGAAGAATTATTTTACGTAGTTGAGTAAGAAGATTTACATATCAGAAAAGCCAATAGGCAAAGAGCATCAAGTAAACCTTGATAAAGAAATCTTTGTTACGCAAAGAAGCATAGGCTTTGAGAGGCAAGTTGATCTGACTAAAGAAATTTATGATGTTGACGCTTTATCTGCTTTCTTTCTTATGACTGAGAGTAATGACTTTTTACAATTAGAACAAGGAGGGCGAATAGTAAGTTATTATGGGTAATCAAAAAATCTCACAACTTGAACCGATTGGAACTATCGATGTAAACCAGGATAGCATTCCTATTGTTGACTATTCCGAAAATCTGACAAAGAGAACAAATCTTGCAAATATCGGAGAAAGGGTTTTAGAAGCTAACACAACAACTAATTTAGCAGAGGGAACAAATCTATATTTTACAAATACACGAGTTTATACAAAAGTAAAAGCCTCATTAATTGCAGGTTCAAACACTTCAATTACTTTTAATGATGCTTTACAAACTATTACAATAGCATCTCAAGGTAATGTTCAGAGCGTTAACACAAAAACAGGTGCAGTTGTTTTAACGACAACAGATATAAACGAAGGCACAAACGAGTATTTTACGGCTGCAAGAGTTAGAGCAGTAGTTTTAACAGGTTTATCATTAGTTACAAATGCGGTTATTTCTGCTACTGATTCAGTTTTAGTTGCATTCGGTAAATTACAGGCTCAGATAACTGCAAACCTTACAACGCTTACTACTCACGTTGCTGACACAAATAATCCTCACGCAGTTAACAAAACACAAGTAGGCTTAAGTAATGTGGCTAACGTAGACACCACAAACGCATCAAATATATCAAGTGGTACATTAGCTGATGCAAGACTATCTTCTGCGGTTACAACGCAAGGCAACACATTTAACGCTGCAAATAAACTTGTTCAATTAGACGCATCTGCTAAACTTCCAGCAGTTGACGGAAGCAATTTAACAAATCTACCAATACCTCCATCAACAGGAGGCAATCTATATTTATTCTATAACTACTAATGGCTGCAAATACATCACCAATTTTCGCACTTGTACCTGAAACTAAAATAGTAACGGTAACGGCTGCAACAACAGATAGAACAGGTGCGACTACAACTAATCTTGTTGAACTATTAACCGCTACAACTGACGGCACAAAAATCACTCAGATAGGGGCAAAGGCAGCAGGTTCAAATGTTGCTACAAGCGTTTTGATTTTTATTACTAATACAAGCGGAACAAGTCCTAAATTATATGATGAAATTGCAATGGCTGCTGTTACTGCTTCAACAACTGTAACATCTCAAAGGGCAGTGACCGCATATTCAGACCTACAATTAAAAAGCGGACAAAAAGTTTTAGTAGGAATAACGGCTGCGGTAACTGATGGAATAAACATTTTTGCAATAAAAGGAGATTATTAATGCCTGACTTTGGTATTTTTAGAGGTTTTAATGATAAATTGTTTGGTAACAAATTATATGCTGGGCAATTACCAACGCAGTTGGGAAAAATTGGAAGTGAAAATTTTGGCTATTTATATTTACTTAATGATTATCCAAACGCAGCGGCTGCATATTCATTGCGTAAATTAAGAAGTGCGTACACAGGTAGTGCTATTCGTGTCCGTAGAGCATCAGATAACACCGAGCAAGATATAGGCTTTGTTAACAATGTGCTTGATACATCTTCATTAACAAGTTTCTGCAGCGGAACTAATGGATTTGTTACTACTTGGTATGACCAAAGTGGTAACGGCTACAATGCAACTAACGGAAATGCTGTAAGTCAGCCCCAAATAGTTAGTAGTGGTAGTGTTATTTTAGAAAATGGACAACCAACTATAAATTTTTCAGTTTCTAAAGAACTTCAAACTGGACTTTTTGCTTCCGTTATTTCACAACCAAATACATATTTTATAACGGTTAACAAAGCCAATCATAATGGTTATTTGTTTGAAACAAGTGGAGGAGGAGCAAGACAAGCACAAGGAGATGACACTTGGGTTTTTGCAGGTTCTGTGGCATTAGGTTTTTATCCAACAGCGGATTTAGGAAGTCAAAAATTATTAACTATTTTATTCGATGGAGGAAGTAGTATTAGCCGAATAAACTCAATAGCCAAAGGTTCTGGTAATCCAGGTTCTAACGGTCAAGGAGGTATACGTTTTGGAAGAAATGCGAATTCTTACAATATGCAGGAATTTATAATTTATCAAGGAAACCAAACAAACAACTTCTCTGGAATTGAAACCAACATAAACTCATTTTACTCTATATATTAATGCAAGGCTACAAATACACAACCGAACAAGACGCAATTAACGCACGTGAGGCGTGTGACGCATACTACGGCATCCCTAAATCACCCGATGATGTAACCCAACATTGGGTAGACTACAACTTTGCAGAATTAAACGATCCGCAATTTTGGTATATAACGTTTGACGAATCTTTGTTGCCTATTTTAGGACAACCAATAGAATTTGAAGTGATACAACCTAACCCATTCGATGAAGCTAACTGATACAACCGCTAACGCTTTAACGACAACGTCTTTTGTAGGTGCTTTTAGTAGCATTGCTACAACTTGGAATCCAATCATTTCTGCAATCGGTGGAATTATCGCAATAGTTACAGGCTTACTTGGTGCTATTTATTACATTAAAAAATTACGCAAATGATTGACCGAATATTTAAAAATTGGAAATCTACTGCTTTAGGAATTGGAGTTATGGGCGTAGGCTTTTTGCTTGTATGGTTTGAAAAAGCAACATTAACTGAGTTTACGGCATTTATTGGTGGAGGTTTACTACTTTTATTTTCAAAAGATGGCAAAGCAGCAGATTAACCTATTTAAAGCAAAGCCAACTAAAAAACTTAGACGGCACACCAAACACAAGAATAAACACAAATCAACTAAACCATATAACGCACAAGGAAGATGACAGAATTTGCAAGAATAAACTTTGCCGAAAGCAAGATACCTGTTTTCAAAGAAAATAAGGCGAAGAACTATATAACCTACGGTACTGACAACAAGTATCCTCAAATGCTTATTGACCTTTACAACTCTTCTCCTAAACACGGGGCGTTGGTATCACAAAAGGCTCAATACATTGCAGGTGATAAAACAGAGGTCATAGCAAACAACACAGAGCAACTAACAATCGCAAATGATAAACTTGCTTCAATTAACGCTTACGAGTCCTTTGATGACGTTAAATCAAAGATTGCTGCTGACCTTGAACTCTTTGACGGATTCGCATTGGAAATTATTTGGAACAAGGCGAAAACCTCCATAGCTGAGATTTATCACTTACCCTTTCAAAATGTCAGAATTTCTCTTGACGGTCATTATTGGTATGCTGAAGATTGGAGCGATAGAAAGTTAGAACCGATTTATTATTATTGCTGGAATCCAATCACTCGTGAGAACAAGCAGTTGTATTATTTTAAGATGTACAAAGCAGGTCAAGGTGAGTACCCAACTGCACCGTATCAGAGTGCTTTAAAATACATCGAAATAGACACGGAGATTGCAAATTTTCATCTTAATAGTATTAAGAGTGGTTTCTCAGCACAAACTCTTTTACAACTCTTTAAAGGCGTTCCAACACCTGAAGAGATGCGTCAGACTATTAAGAGATTTAAAGAAAACTTTAGCGGCACAGATAATGCAGGTTCTA